CTGTTTTCTCGTTCAGTTTCTTAACGTCCTGTTGGAAATGACGGTATGTTACACAAACTCTACCACTTTGGCCTCGTCCACCTTGGGGTCTACAATACCAGGTCGTTTGGGCGGTTTGAACTCCTCCGGCTTGACAGGTGGAACAACCACATCCGGTGGTACCGCAGGATCCGGTCCAATCACAGGCACCTGAGTTGAGTCGGCAGGTGGCACAGTAACTTTGGTGTCTTTGGGCCCACTGGAGGGCAATGCTGAGGTGCCCTCCGATTTGGGCCGCTCCGGTTGAAAAACCGGCGGTAATGTCACTTTTGCCCAAGAAGCTGGTGGGACGTCGCCTGTTAAATCTATCAACGACAGCTTCTTCTGCAACTCTGTGATAGTCTTGCCACTGCCAGTTATTATTGAACTGCTTACACCTTTATCATCAACTGACAACGGGTCAGGCCCCTTTATATCTGGTATAGAGGTGAGCACATGACGGGCCTCCCATGAATCAGGATCTATGCCTGCCTTCTCTAATCGGCGGGCCTCCTCAGCAGCATCAAACTTACCTACTAATATGTCTGCCAAAGCCGTAGCAGCCTTTTTCATTGATTCAGCACGCTCACCAAATATACCAAGATGGCCTGCAGGTAACGGTACAGGCTTGGATATCAATCGCTTGTACATCTTGACCTCACCTGGTGCACTGCCTTTCTGGTCTTTGCTTCGTCTGTAGCCACTAAGCTCGGCTTCCTGCACAGCTTGCGAACCATGTTTATAAAACTTTGTGCTCACGCCTGTGCTAGGTTCAGCAGCGTATACGCTTAACGCGACTCCTGAGTTTACCAGATTGGTAGCATCTTTCTTAAGAAACTGCACGGCCTCAGGAGTTAAAGAATAATGCTCATCGACAAGCTCAGTATAAACTAGCGAAGAATTAATGTTCAGCGCAGATGCAACAGCCTGTGCTCTAACAGCGTGGTCAACCAATTCTTTCGCATATACTGCTCTAGGTGCCACTGATGCCAAC